GCAACTTTAGACCCCATAAGCGCAAGTGGGCCGCCGAGTGAAGCTAGACCATCGGCGGCGGCTGCACCAAAACGGCCTTTGTTGTATGACGATAAAACACGCCCCGCGCTCGGTGAAAGAGTACCCGCTGTTTTTTGTTTACCGAGTCCTGAGTACATGCCTAGTTGCGCAGTAGCGTAAGATTTTCCACTTATGGTTTCACGGCTACCACCGTCTTTGTAACTGTGGACGGAACGATCTGCTTTAGTAATACTTAACGTATCCGTTGTTTTTTTAGCCGCTTTTTTTACAGCCGCTTTTTTTACAGCCTGTTTTACTGTAGTTTTTGACTTACTGGCATCGCTAGAACCACGACTACTGCCGCCAGTATTGCCTCGACCACCACCGCCGTAGTTATTGCCTCGACCACCCATACCCGCATGTTGACCTGATCCCATTTGACCACCGCCAGCATTTAAACCCCCACCACCATAATTACTCATATGATCACCTACTTAAACGGTCGAGTTTGATATGAATTATTCGCCCACGCATTAGGGCCATAATTCATATTTTGGGTGGTTGAACGGGCAGTATTATGAATAGCGGTTGGGCGATCCATATAACCTAAAGCAGCACCGCCAGCTAAAGCGGTTAACGATGCTTTTCGCGCATTAGACATTTCAAGATCCCGCGACAATTGACGAATAGACGCATTACTAGCCACGGTACTTAAATCAGTTAACCCCGCATTGGATAGCTCCGCGTTACCATTTAAGGTGTTACCCATACCCGCTAAACGGTCTAAACGGTTAGACCGAGCTAAGTTCGTCGCTTGGCTCAAACTTGATAAAGTGCTAGCAACACCCGTCCCAGCGACACCGCTTGCAGCACCTCCCCCTAGCCCCATAAATGGATTAGTAACCCCCATCATGGATTGAGTGTTAGCACTGCCTCGAAGAGATTGCTTATAATCCCCTTGCGCTGCGGTCAAAGCTGATGGCATTTGGGCGTTATTGATCCCTGACGCCGTTTGGTATCGGGACATACCAATTAAGCTCGATGCTTTTTCAGTCTCAGGTGTTTTTGCTTTTGGGGTTTTTTTACTGCCACCAAGTAAAGATGCAGCACCAATAACAACTGGGAGTACCCATTCATACGCCATAACTAAATACCTCCGTAGCGAACAGTTCTATGAACGTGTTGGTGATGTTTTTTCGCTTCATATTTGATTTTTGTAACATCCGCTAAATAATTACGGTGGTGGAACATGGCGCGTTCTGGATCGGTCCAATGGCAATCAGGTAGCGAAAAAATGCGATAAAATAATTGTGCGCGAATGGTGTACCAATATCGGCCATACAAATCTGAGGGAATGCCTGTTGCTGATAACGTAGGTACTAGGATTAGCTCACCACTGACCTTTATGTTCCCAACCGCAGGAATTGGTGACAACACAAGGCATTCAGAATCCGTGTAATAGCTCGATGGGTGAGAAGTCGCCATTTCCGATGCTTCTTGGACGCTGATTGGGTAAAGTAGGATGTTTTCTATTTTTAGAAAATCTGCTTTTAAAATGTAACAGTTTTCGAGGTCTGTGACAGAGTACCGCGACTTAGCAGCTTCGGTATAGAACGAGTAAGATTTTCTATATGATTCAGTATCATGACAGAAGCGAATAAACGCCTCTTTCAAAAGGCGTTCAGCAATAAAATCAGGGCATGAGCCTAACTCAGAACCTAAATTTTCAGCAACGCCAGCGAAACCATGCTCGGTATAAGCTGACATATTCGATCCTTAATTATCGAGGGGCGTTATTCGTGTTTGGGTCGCGTGGTTTTGCTACCGCGTCACTTGATTGGACGCCACCAATAAATAGCGCGTAAAACTCTTGGCTACGAGATAATGAATCCGCATCATTCAAGTTTTTCTGATAGCCACGGAAGCAGATGTAGTTAACCATTTGAGATAAATAAATATCAGGAAGTGGTAACGCATCTGTTAACTCTACAGCTAACGTCGGTACGGCTGAATAGACTAACTCTAAAAAGCCTTGTGACACGGTTGGCTGTGGCGGATAAACATAGAAGTGAAGTGGATCAAGCGGTTCAAACATGTAGCGTAGCGCGACACTTGAGCCTGTAGCCATATGCCAGTCGGGGTTTTCACGATCCATAATCTCGCGGTCTACTAATTTAATAGCGCGTCCTGCGGCATCAGCCGTAGTGAAATTACGAATAATTTGGAGTAAAACTGTACCACCGTCAGGGATTTTTTGCTTAGTACCAGAAACGAGTTGAACAACTTCATTTCGAGCCGAGGCTTCGGGATAAAGACGCGCAATTTCAGCACAGCTTTCGTTAAACCACGATAATAGTTCTTCGTCCAGCCAACGAATACCACCATCATCACGGTCTTGTAATAGAGTTCGGACGCGAGTAATCGCATCATTAACTTTAAATGCCATTAAACTTTCCCCTTAGCCACTTTTTTTGGTGCTTGAGATAAACCATGATAGAGCAACATTTCAAGACGGCTCTTTGGCAACTCAATCACTTGTTTAGGTGCGACCGTGGTACTAAAACCATCAAGAAGTGAAATTCGAATAGTACGGTCAGTTGAGTTAATCATTTTCATAAATAGGTCACATCCATGTGAATACGTAACGGCAATCCATGCCGCTACGAACCGTACTTTTAAAGGCTAAGAGCAGTATCAATACAGATAACACCAAAATCTTCATCTGTACCTGACGCTTTACATTTCCACTTAGGCTTTTTCATTCCGAAGATTTTCGAGTATGCGATTCCTTGGCTATTACCGTAATCGAATGATTTTTCTACAAAATCGCCCGTACCAAGGTCACACATCGCCAATGCTTGCGCACCACACATCAAAACACGTTGTCCATCAATATCACCCGCCGCGCCCCACTTACTGCCAGCATCAGCATTGCGCGTATTGTAAACATGGCGATATTCGTGAATTAACATACCATCGACGTAAAGCGTTTCTGTACCTTTAAACAATGGGTTAGCATCACCACGACGACCCGCATGGCGCACGTTCTGCATAAAATCAGGATCTAATTTTAGCTGTGCCATACCTGTCGGAGTTAAAAATACGTGGTAGAGGTCTTGTTGTGCGCCAACACCGCGAATGTAGTTATCTTTCGCGTAAGCATGAGCTTCGACGATAGTGCGGTACGATAACTTATCAGTCGCTACCATTTCAGCGGTATTACCTTCAACTAGACCATTGGCCGTTGCGCGTAAGTGACGTTTAGCGGATGGTGCAGCTACATCAGTGGCAAACGACAGGTCTGCAAGTTTGTAACCAGTTGCACCTACAGGGCGAGTGCCGCCTTTGTTGGTTTTATCGAAACCAATACCAGACAATGCCAAGAACGCCATTTGGTCAATTCGATCTGCTAACCAGTAAGATAGCTGGTCTTTAGCCTGCTCTCGGAAGTTAATAACGGTGCGCTGGTGTTCAAATTTACCCTTGTGGCGAACGGCGTTACGTAGCTGGTCAATCTGGATCTTTTGATCGTATGATTTGATTTCAGCTTCGTTATTTTCTAGCTCGTAATCGTCTGTAACACCATCATTTTCAATATCTGTAACCAAATGGAACACGGCTTCTGTACCGCGCTCAGATTTCGTTAACTCAGTAATTTTGGTACACATTGAAGTGTGACCAGTACCAGTAAACTGATTGATAAACGAGTTATCACGCGCACGTTTCCAAATATCGCGTGACCATACTTTTTTCTGCTCTGTATGCAGTTTACTAAAATTCGTTAATGCCATGATTTCAAGTCCGTTTGAATGTGTCGCATATTGCGGCACTAATAAAAAATTAGGGTCGGTATCTGCGTCAACTATCGTGTGACATTACGAGGGCATTGTTACGCAATGAGCGAGTCATTTACATTGACCAAATGAATAAACATATTATGCCAATAATTGCCAAACTTGACGCAATTTATTTAAGTAAAACGTTTCATATGTCACAAAAAAACTGTTTAAAAATCAAAGGTTTTCATATACAATTACTGCCTCAACAACTAGCGGAATATGGAATACTCAATGGCAACGGAGAATGCAGTAAATAATCTAGTACGGACTGTTCAGACACAATTGAACAACCTGTTAAATATGGTCGATACACAAGTACCGCTTATCTCCAATGAGATTAATAATGATGTTGATGAATTTAACAATGCGTTAGATGCGCTAGAACAACGCGATGCGGAACTTGAAGTGTTGGTCACGCGGGTAAAAGAACTCGAATCAACACATGATGAAAATGAATTAATGCGTATTGAAGCTATAGCAAAAGCCGATATTGAGAACGCACAACGCCGTGTTCGTGATCTAGAAATAACTGACCTTAAAAAGAAAATAAAAGAATTTATCGCGCTTAACCCAAGCCGTATTTCGCAAAAAAATAAAGAGTTAGTGAAAGAGATTAAATCGCTAAAAGAACAAGTAAAAAATATTGACGGCCAATTTAAAGTAAAACGTGCTGGTTTGATTAAAAGTCGTTCGGAAGTCGCTAAATTAGCAGGCGACTTAGTTACCTCCGGAGAGGAAAAAAACGCGTTACAGGTTAAAGTTGATTTTATCAATGGCTATGCAGAACCTAAACCTTTTAAGGGGGGTAGTGGCCTTGAGTTTTATATCCATATGTTTGAATGGGGTTTACGTGTACAACCCGTAAACCCATCACATCGTAGCAAAATGATGCCTACACTAGATTGGCATATTGAAGTGAGATCAAATGTCGGTGTCAACGTGACTTGTGGCATTACTGATTGGTGTCAGCCATTTTTTCCCCTTTGTTCTGAATACAACAATAATTTCCCAAGCGATATTTACGAGGCGATTGAGGATATTGTTGTTGATCGTATAGAGGGTAAATACCCTAAAATCGCAGCCAGATTACTTTGGGCTAAATCAGTTTGTATCAACGATATAGATACACTAACCAAAAAACAGAAAAAACTACTCGAACAGTTAAACGATGATAAACTTCTGGCAATTGTAACAGCCAGTGTAGATAAATTGGCAAACAGTGTGAAAGGGTTGTCGGCGGTAGGTGCAGGCGAAATTGTTGATGCCGTAATTAAATTTACAGATAGAGAATACCCAATATGTTAGCCAGTATTGATGAAAATGAAACCGTACATATTATTTCAGATATGGACGCCACCCACATGCTTCGGTGGGCTAAAACCTACAACGAATGGAAAATACAAGACCGCGTGGGTAAGTATTTGTTGAGTACAGTTTTCCTTGGCATAGAACAAAACAACGGTATGTATTTTGAAACTGCCGTTATCTTTGATGATACGTGCGATATTAAACAACGGTATGCAACAGCAGAAGAAGCGAGAAAAGGGCATTCGAAATGGTTAGGTTTGTTAGTTATTTAAAAGAAGATTGGGCGCAAAGAAGAAAAATAGAACGGGTTTTGCCCGTACTACTTTTAACGTCAATCATTATACAAATAGTAACAGTGTTTACTACCTCGTCACTAGTTCAAACCTATATAGCAATCGCTTGTATATATTTAAACGTAATAGTGCTGCTATCGGCAATGTTATCACCAATACGGTATATAAACTCACCACTAGGCTCAATATTTAATACGTATCGAGTGGTAGTAGACTATATGCCGTTTAAAAAACGACAGCATGAATTAATACTACAAATAAATAAATTGGTTGCGGAACATGGTGGTTTGCAAGAATTTAGACGTGAAAATGCAATACGTTTTTCGCTTAGTTTTCTAGAGACGCATGTTGATATATTAACATTGATGCAAAAAAATAACGTTGCGATAGAAGCCATAAAAGAAAAAGCCACTATTTAGCGGCTTTTTCAAGTTGATAGCGTAATGGGGAGGTTAACCAATCCCATCGTTTGTGTCGCCAAATGTTACTAACGGTCGATTGCTTAACTGAAAACTCAATCGCAATAAGTGATTGAGTTTTCTCTTTCAAGAATAATAATCGGTAAATCGTCAAAACTTCGCTAGGCGTTAATTTAGCAGGCCGTGTACCCCGCCGTTCAACTTTATCTACCAATGCTTTTTCAATAGGCATCCCAGCTTTCAATCTACGTACAATAAAACCGTAATTGCTATCTGTAGTAATACAAACCTTTCGAACAGTGGTTAATTCACCGTCATATTCTATTTTTCTCAAATAAAATCACCGCGCATTCGACGTAGCTCGTCAGCCGTTAAGCTATCAAACTCTGAATCAGTCATACCACCAACATCAAGTTTTTTCGCTTCACCACCACTGGCTGTTTCACCACCAATACGTGACGGCTGTTGTGCCGCTTTAGCTACCTTAGCCGCAATATCCACTTTCTTTGTTGCTGGCGCAGTCTGTATGGGTTGTGGGGCAACGCTAGGTTCTAGTGTGGCGGATACGCCGCTTTCCATCATAACAAGTGCCGCTGCGCGTTCTAGGGCTACGTGTGGGTGGAATCGACCACTGCCAATTAAATCGTCACGGAGGTCGATAACCTTTTCAAGCAAATCAGCGTTAAACTCAGTTGATTGATCATCTAGCACTGAATAACGGTTAACCATTTCATGTGCCGTCTGTTGAAGCAACTCGGCTTGCGTAGATTGAGCCAGATTAACTTGTGATACTTTTTGGGCGTATTGCTGAGATTCTGATACGGCATTTTGAGCCGCTGTAGAGGCTACAGATTTCATCATGTCAGCAAATAACGTCATGGCATCTTCCGATTTACCATCAAGCAGCGCTTCACTCATTTTAGAAAAAGTAGCAGGGTCGATAGTTACTTCTTGCGGCTCAACGACCTGTTGCTGCTGTTGCTGCTGTAGTGTAGCTTCCATCTGCTGTAAACGTTCTTCAAGAGCCTGTTTTTTACCAATCTCTTTATTTAGACGGGCAATAGGTACTGTTTTTTCAGGCTCAGGTTCAGGTTCAGGCTCAGGTTCAGACTCAGGTTCAGGCTCTACTTTTGGGGTTTTTTCGAGTGGCGGTACGCCTCCATCATCATTCGGTGTACCTTGCGCTGTTTTTTCGTCATTTGTTTTGTTTTCATAAGGTTGCTCCATTAATGTATCATCATCATCACTCTCTTCCGTGGGAGTGTGGTCGTGGCCGTAATCACCCGCCGCAGTTAATGGGGTTTCCTCTTCCTCTTGCTGTAAACCTAGTGCATCGAGTGAAAATTCTGAAATCTCATCATCGCGGTACTTCAAATCATCTTTTTTTATGTTCATCAATGTTTCCTATCCGTGGAAAAATAACACCTATTTTTTAGCTGATGTAGCTTTAGGTGCTGGCTTTGCCTTATTCATCTGACTTTGTTTGATTTGCGCCTGGTTGTTCAAGTGGGCCAGTTGCAGCTTTGACGACAAGTCGTTTTGCTGTAACTCGCGCTGTAAATCCATCTTATCGTATTCAATTTCACTATCATTTTGGCCGAGTAGCGCATCGGTCTTAGCACTGTTCAAGCCAGCAGTTGACTGTAAATTAGCAACCTTAGCTTTTAGTTCTTCAACCTGTAAAACCGCTTCTTCCATCAATAGCTGCTGTTGAACAGATTCCATACGCTGTTGTTCTTCAGTCTTTTCACCCATACCCGCCATTTCTTTCAATAGTCGAGCCAACTCAGTACGACGAGCCAAATTACTGTGTTCAACGATAACATGATCGGGTATTTGCACCCCTGCTTCGCGTAATTGCAGTGACTCTGCAAACTGAGTTTCATCAAACGTATCTCTCGACGGCTGAGAACCGATAACGATGTCGTAGTCCCCTTTTGTGACGTCATATTTGATAGCCCCATTTTCATCAGGCTGGTTGATGGTCATTTCCTGACGCGGGTTTTCAGGTTCGGTCGTATCAGTGATATAAATAATACGAGTGTCATCATAAAAATCTTGGATTAGCTCCAAAACCTTACGTGCTAAAAATTTACGCATACGGCTGATATTTTTAAATGGTACTGCTAATTGTGTCTGTCCAGAAGCGCGTCTTTCCTGAATTGCAACACCACTCACATCAGCGCGGTCAGCACCAACCAATGACTCATTAATGCCAGAAATTTGACGGATAGAAACCAACGCTTTTTGGCTAATTCGGTCGATGCCGGTCGGAATTTGATTAGGTTGTATTTTAGCTGGCGCTTCAAAACCATTTTTGTACTCAATAACCAAACCAGTTTCAGCACCACGTTGGCCTAAATCATCAGCGTCCATGTTGGCTAAAGAATCTTGTTGAACAACCCAACCACTGTTGGCCGTGGTGTTAACAATGTGCAATTCCTGACTTGATGTTTTATTTAGCAGTTCTTGAGGCGATATTAAGTTGCGGACTAAACCCATTGGGTTGCCGCGACGAAAATAAGGAAAATAGGGAACAATGGTAAACGTGCGATAGAGTGACCAATCATCATGCAACACAGTAGTATCAGCAGTGATAGTGATTCGAACAGCTTTTTTGCGAATATTGCGAACAACAATATTGCTATAGCTACGCATCAACTCAGTCTGTAACTCTTTATCATCCTGATATTTTTGTGGCAAATCACGAACATCACCCGTTTCAATATCAACAATCTGGGCCACACTACGGATCTTAAAATACTGACGTTCAACAACACGTACACGTTTTAATTCCATTTCAGAGTTATCGGCTGGCGGGGTATCTGAGCCTGATTCATCGCCAAACGTAGGCGTTTCACTATCCATCGAATCACTGCCCAAATTAACACCCTGCGCCAATTGCCGTAACTTTTTGGCTTTCTTTTCACCGAACTCTGCTTCAATATCGTCAATAGCTACCCAGCGTGTAATAAAACATTCACCCCACGTTAACGGGTCAGCATCGCTAGCATCTGGATCAGGAATAACATCAATCGGGTTTTCGACATTTATCGAAACATCCCCATTAATATTTTTATCGAAATTCATCCGAACGTCAAAATAACCACGCTCTTGGATAAACCCGTCAGCCACAATAATAGGCTCTAAATCGTCAAGGCTGTTTTGCTCAGAAATATATTGGAACGTTTTATTTATAGCGTTGGCGGTTTCATCATCACCATTTTTAGCTGGCTTAAAACGTATGTCACTAGCGGTCTTAATCTGCTCACCAAGCGCCGCATTAACAGTGGCGAGAACCATATTTATAGTCAGTGCTGGGCGACCTTGGGATTCCAATTTATCAAGAGTCGCTTTATCCCATTGATCACCGAGATAAAACTGGTCGTACCTTTGGGCGTTCTTAACATAGGTCGAATGTCGAGCATCACGCGCTCGAACGTAACGTGAGAAATTGTCACGCGCAATCTGTAAATCTCTCGGCATATCCTTATGCTCCCATCGAGGTACGTTTACTGGTTGAATTTAGACCAGTATATTTTTTTAGTTTATCACGCCATGACTTTTTCTTAGCCGCTTTTACATCACGAACCGTTGAAAATAAAATCAACATGTTAAATACCCACGCTAACGCATCAACTTGGTCATCGTGTAAACCCAATGGGAATTTTAAAAGCTCATTAACAAGGTCTTGCGTCCAAAGTGCCGATTTTGGGAGGAACACACGCCCTTGCTCCATACGACCCTGAACAGTACGTGCGCGAGTCGCCTTATCCTTACCTCTGGTTTTCAGTTTACGATAGGGGATCGTCAACCTTTCTTCTAACTGCCGCTTAATCAAAAACGGCTCTAGGGTCAATTCAATCTGTCCACTTTCAATACCGACTATTTCTGGTCGCCACTTCTTTTGAATGGCAAACATATTGTCTAATATTTGCAAAGCCGTGAAACGGCCATACACACGGTCGAGTACATAGACATTATCAGACTTATCAACACCAATAACAAAACCACAAGTATAATCAGCGTGTTCGCTAGTGCTGATTGCAAGATCCCATGCCGCATAGATTTTCATGTCCTCAACTAATGGCATTGTGTCGTAGTAGCGCAACATATTACGAGTGAAATATTCACCATCATCACTGGTAGGCCGTTGCATGTAGAGGGCTTCCCAATCTCGCGGTATCAACGTTCGTTTGATTTTAGCTAAAGCCGATAACGGGTATCGCGCCTCATGCAGTGCTTCACCTTTTTTACGATACGTTTCATCTTCAACCGCAATAGCTGGATAGTTAATAACCTCCCATTGGTCAACATCATCTGGTATCGCCTCGCCATTTTTCTCAGCGTCAGCCTTTGCTTCCTCAAAAGTCTTTATTAACCAACCAGCTAAATCATCTTCGTGCCAGCGCGTTTGAACAATTACAATCCCCGCACCAGGGGCTAATCGGGTATAAAATGTACTCGAATACCAGTTTTTGACTGATTCCCGCACTGTTTCAGACTCGGCACTGTCGCGGTCTTTTATCGGATCATCAATTAATCCGCAGTTGTGGACGAGTATTTCTTCTGCAAAGAAACAGTGGTGTTCTTCCACTCCAATGTCATAGACTGTGTGGCTTTCACCGCTAATGACTTCAATTGCGGAAATGGTGTCTCTAAGCAGTGGTGGTGGTTCTGGTGGCAAACACTGCACAGCACTATTAGATTCTCCGCCACGTTGTTCGCTGGTATATGGTCGATATGGTGTATCACTAACCGTTTCGTACTTCGGCAAATGACGCACCCATGATCTCGGGCGTGAATCAGTGGTTTCATAAGGCGATACCACTTGGAGTAACTGAGCCCGTCTTTGTAACTGGGGTTGTTCTTGCCCATCATCCGTTCTGAATGCCCCTCGCAAGCACAATCCCAACTGCAATACGCTGTAAGGTGGCTCTTGGGTCGAAATACTTTGCTGCAAGTCGGACATTCCCTGTCCTCCAACACCCTGTGGTGAGGTTGGCATTTCTGGCTGCAATATTTCGCCCCCTTTGACCGAGTAGGAGGGAATAGACCCCCACAAGTAAGGCATTTTTTCGAATAAGTGTTGCGTTGGTTCTTGCGATTGCACTCCATAGAGCAAGTCTGTGTTACATGCCCCCTGCGGTACGCTTTCTTCACTTCTGCTAGCGAGCGAACAATCGTCTTTTTGCACAAGTTGCAAGGGTAAGAAACCATTAAGCAGTGTGAGCGAGTCCCCCGTTTGAAGGTATTGGGCTTCGACCCAACCCACTGTGGGAATAAAGAAACGGTGATCTGGTGTAACGCGGATAAACTTGCCGGAAACTGTTCTAATTCCAATAAGTCGCGTTGAATTTCGCTCATTTTTACCTCGGACTTTGCTTACAACTACTTGTCCGTTAAGTATATTACAGGTAGTGATGCTATCCCCGTCCCGTAATAGAGAAATATCAACATTACCTGTTGGGGTAGAAACCATAGTCCCAGCAGGGAAGCAGTGACAACCACGACCCGTAATACCAGTAGAAACACCCGCGCTGACGTAACCACCACCAATGTCAGTATTCCACCGTTCTGCACTCTGAGATTTTGGATCAAGTGGTGCTGCGGGGAAGATGTTCATAAAATCATCATCTTGCATAATGCCACGCACTTTACGAGAAAAGTCCATTGCGAGAGCTTGGTTATAGCTACAAGAGATAATTTCTTTGGTGGGGTTACGACCTAAAAACCATGCAGGGAATGTCTTTGATACTAAGGCACTTTTACCGTGGCGAGGCGGCATAGTGAGGATTAATCGGGGACTCTTACCATCCAAAACATCACGCTCAAATTGTTCCAAACGTCTACAAATATCTGCGTGAACCCAACCCGCATCGTAATCAGATTCGAATCTGTATACAAAAGGTAGAAAATTACGGCGGCAACGCTCGCGTTCAGCAAGTTCGATAACTGCCGCTTCATTAGCAGCAAACGCTTTTTCTTCAGCTTCTTCTGATTGCTTAATCTCAAGGGCAAGCCGCTTTTTTTCATTTTCACGCGCAATCTCCAAACGGTCACGCTCAACAGCGATAGCATCGAGTTTTTTCTGCGCTGCCTCAGTATTACGGTCTAATCTATTCTGATGTTTTATTCGACGCTTGGTGCAGGGGATACATAGCCCAATAGTGGTTTGTCGTCCTGAGCAACCACATTCGGGGCATTTAAAAACAGGTGGTTTTGTATTCATCGTTAGTCATCCTTGACCTCTAAATACTGTGATGGATCTAAATTAATTGTTCTACCTGCAATTGCTGCCAATTGCTCATCACTAAGTTGCTGAATCTGAGTGATATTAGTAACACTGGTAACAACTTCTTTTTTCTCTGGTGCGGCTAGTCCATGCAACTTAACTAGCGAATCAACAGCACGAATCTCTTCCATCGCTGTTTCAGATTTAGCGTGCGCTTGTAGGTATAAAAGCGTTGCATCATTGCGTGTAAATTCAATTTGAACGCCTGCATGAATGGACTGTTCACGGATACTCTCCCTATATGAAATTAAAACCTCGTCTAAATGCGGATTATTCTCGTGCATAGCACGAATATCAGCGGGGGTGCAGGGTAAACCAGCACTTCTTGCCGCAGCACTTGGCAATAATCCGCGTAATCGCATCTGTAAATAGCGTTCTTCCTGAGCCGTAATCTGTCGCGGGTCAACAACTCCACACGCCGCTATAGCCAATTCTTCTTGCTCGTTGACGTCCATATCAACACTCCTTGCAATCTGTTTCACACATCATAAATTTTGTGGAAATTTTTTCATAATTTTTTCGCATAAAAAACGATTAATTAGTTCATTTTTGCGGCGTATGAGGCTGTCACGTTATATGGATGTTGCCCTCGAAAAGGGGGGGCATGTTCGGATCGGTTTCTTATATAGAAATCGGGTTTCGTTTCAGCTTTAAAAGGAGCAAAGAATGGCTGTAATTGATATGGCAATTGTTGTTATGTGGGTAGCGTCTGTGCTGCTCATGGTTGCTGCTAGAAAGAGCCGTGTGCTGTTCAGCATCACTGGTTGCGTAGTAGCTGGCCTACTAACACCACTGATGCTTATAGCATCAGGTTATTAACCTAAGCCACTCAATATCGAGTGGCTTTTTTAATGTCCGAGGAGGACTTATGAAGAACGAAAAAACTGTTGAAACCTTAAAGGCTCGCGTCTATGACGTAGAGCTAGAGGCTTGTAGTATCAAGCAAGCTGCATTGACCGCTATTAGTAGTGAATACGCTATTGAGTCACTAGCTGATTTCATTACTGACCACGGTGATGTTGAGGGGGTGCTAACACACATCGGTAACTGTGTGGGTAGCATTACTCTTGGCAAAGAGAACGCGGCTACCACGTTCGCTGCATATCGCGCACTGGTCGCTATAAAGCAAGGGCATGTTGCAAAAGCTAAGTGGAAAGCCCTTATTGGGGAACAAACAAAGCTAGCCTTTGCATCAATCTTAGGAAAAGAAGTGATGCGCACCAATAACGTAACGATGGATAATTTCATCGATGCGGTTGACCGCGTGGCACGTCATCATGAGCTAATCGCGCTAAATGCTGACATTGGCTTGTTAGCAGTTGCTCGCTCATTAGGAGAAACACATTTTGCAGGGATTAGCTCTGCGATACCATTTACATTCCAAACGGAACAGGAAGTTGCGCAATCACAGCTAGTACAAAGCGGTGATACCGCAGGCAACAAAATGGCTAAACGCTCTTACGAGGTATACCAAGATAAGGGGTCATTTAGCCACCTTGTAAATGAGGACTGGGTTGACGCACAAATCAACCTTGTAAGGTTCACTAGCCTGAAACAGCTAGGGGTCATTGCTGAGAAGAAGTTTGATTGTTTCTCAGAACACATGGCTGAAAAGCTATGGAGTGGCAAGGTTGGTAAGATTTACCATGCGCTATCAACCACCTACTATAACCTACCAATGAATATTGAGCGTACTCAGAGCTATGTCGAGTACCTTAATAAAACCATTACCGAGGCTCGCGCCTGTGGCGGTGCGCCATATGCAGGTAATTATAAGGATAAAGACCACAACATCGAGGCGGAACTTGTATTACAACAAGAAGCCCTTGTGGATATGGAGAACTTTAAAGAGTTCTTCGAGGGCTATAAGTTCTTTGATGTTTTGAGTTCAGCCGCAGAGTTGATGCGTGAAAATGACGCACAACGCCCATTGGTTGAGCGTAAAAATATCAATTGGACGCCGTATTGCCTAGCGGTGAAGTTTACGGCTGCTCAATTCGAGGCAACACCACATAGTGCCTATATCGGCTCGTTAGTTGAAGCCATAAAGCAGCAAATGGCTGATGCAGGATTTTGCTTCGAACGTAAAGAGTTCGGGGAAATCGAATGGTATGAAACGGGTACTTATAGCGAAGATGGAGCGGTGAAGTTAGCCTCATTCGCATACCAACTACGTGCCGCAATGCGCGGTGTGACTGATGTAGCTTCTATAGAAGCCGCTCAAGCAGTAGCGGACTCAATAGACGCGATGAATACAGAGGAATTTAATTCTGCATTCTAAACAGTAATCAATAAGATGGGCGGCTTCGGTCGCCCACCTTTTTTTATGCCTGACTAATACCCATTCATTCCAAGCCGTCTATCCCCTATTGGCTTAGAACTAATGCCTTAACAGCAAACAATGTGTGTGGTTCGTTGTCCGTTGTCCGTTGTCCGTTGTCCGTTGTCCGTGGTGCATTGGGTAAGGCCCACCAAACAGCACACCAGCATATCATCGTTGGGCGTTGGTCATCGGTCGTCGGGCAACGTTAGCGGGTGAATGGGTGAATGGGTCGTTGTTCGTTGGGTGAATGGGTGAATGGGTGAATGGGTGAATGGGTCGTTGTTCGTTGGGTGAATGGGTCGTTGTTCGTTGGGTGAATGGTCGTTGGTCGTTGGTCGTCGGTCGTCGGGTGAATGGGTCGTTGTTCGTTGGGCATTGGGCAAAGTTAGCGGGTCATCGGGTGAATGAGTCGTTGTTCGTCGGGCATCGGGCAAAGTTAGCGGGTCAATGGGTGGTCGGGTGGTCGGGTCGTTGGTCGTCGGGCAAAGTTAGCAGGTCAAAGGGTCGTCGAATGTAGGTTGGATGTATGCTGAATGTAGGTAAAAATCGGGGTGAATAAGGTGTAGCAATTGACACACAACAAGCAGCATATGAGAGGGTGTTGAGTCTGTCTTGAGTAGCGTTGGTTGTTTCTGAGAGGGACAGAGGGCGACGATTGGGGATTGACGGTTGTAGTTACATCAATCTTAGGCTGGATGCGCTGAGAATGGCTGTCA